TTGTACTCATATTAGGATTTGCTTCTTCATAAAAAGTTCCATAACCATCAAAGCCATTATGATTTTCTGAATATGTAAATCCAACTTGTGTACCTGTACCATTAATTCCATCATAAAATCTTAAATCTAATCCTATTGGAAAAGCAACTTGTGTTGATGGTGTTCCTGTATAAGTAATATCTAAATAATCTCTTGCAAGTTCAGCCCATTCAAATAAAACAGGTACATTTATACTTGCTGATTTTATCAAAGTATATCTTAACGTACCATCAATAGTTATTTTTAATACAACCGACAAAACTGTTGAGTTCGCTGTTTGTGTAATATATTGTGGACTTCTAAGTAATCTATTTGCCATTATTTTTTATTTATTTGTTCATTAAATCCGTGTTCTACATCAATAGCAAATGATTCAAAAAGCTCGTCTGGTAATTGTTCAAATGCTTTGTTAAAAGGTTTGGTATAAAAAAATGATGGTTTTAATCCTCTATTATAAATATTTTTTGCAATTACATAACCAATAGATTCATAATTACCTTTAGCAAATTTACCTGTAGATTTTCTTACACCATTTACTGTTTTATATTGTCTTAATCTTATATTTTTAATTTGCGCCCAAGCAGCTACACTTTGAACAAATGTTTTCCAAGTACCCTTTGCACTACCACTACCAAACCTATATGGTGAATTTGGTGCTTGTTGTCCTTTTATTTGTGCATTTGGTGATAATTTACCAGGGTCAGCACCTTTTACACCTTTGTCTTGAAATTCTCCATAATCTTGCATTGAAAAAGTAAATACAAATTTACCATTACTATCATCCACATCATAAGTTATAGAATTATATAAAGGACCTCCTCCTTTTTTATCTGTTTGTAGGTTTTTTTGTGATTCAGTAACCATATATTTACCAAAATCATTAAACATTTTATTTAATTCTTCTAATTTCATTAGCAAATACTTATATCATTATAAATTAAAATATCCATTGAAGCTGTCCAACCTGCCAATTCATTTTCAAACCTATCATAAAATGGCTCAATATTTGGATTACCATCTAATTGGTATTTATCAAAATGCAAAGTACCACCTCTTAATATTTGTGTTAATTTATTTAAAACAGACAATTGTGTATTTAGTATATCTTGTAAATTATTGTTACCCTCAAAAATATCAACTGTAATTTCTTTACTTTGGTCAACTATATCCATTGACATTATACTAACATTAAACCTTAATACACCATCCTCTTGTGATACGTTATTAACCATAATGTGTGATAATGGAAATATGGTTTGTTTTTGTAAATCAACCTCTGTTATATCTCCTGTGGTGACTGTATTAACATTAATATCTGCTAATAATTGTGCTTTAATTGTTTCTGTAACATTATAAAATGCCCTACTACCTTGTTGGCTCATTTAAATTTTTTTTTAAGTTCTCTTTGTTCTAATTCGTTTTTATCTTTCATAAATGCTAACATTAAAAAACATTCGTGGAATTTTAATTCAGTGATATTTTTAATTCTGATAACGTCTCCTCCAGATAAGGCAAAAAGTGACTGATACCAGCCATATTTTCTCGCAAAATTTTGTACTCCTCCGAATTGATTTTCTGTGGTTTGTTCAAATAACTCAGGGTAATTTCCGACAACTCCAGTCCTAAATTCAGAAAAAAAAACAATGAACTAACAACTGCATCCATTGGCATATTTAACATTTTATCTCTATTATCAGGATTATATTTTTCTATTACGTATTTGTTTTTAAGTTTTGTAACAATTGGTCTATATAAAACATTCATAGCAACCTCTATATTATTGTTGTCTCCTGTATAAGTGTCTAAATCAATATACTCTCCTAAAGTCATATCATCTAAATCAGGAATAAAGCCATATTCAATACCATCCATTTTAAAAGTGGTTACTAATTTAGGTTGTTGAATTAATAATTTATTAATCATACCTGTAATTTCTTCTACATCACTATATTTCATTAGTGTAGCAAATTTATGGCTAACACCACAAAATATTTCTATCATTTTTGCCTGTATAAAATTAGGGTCTTGGTTGTTTTCACCAATACTAATAAACTTTTTATATTGCTTTAATGTTATTTCGTTTAGTTCAGTTGGTATATTTAACTTTAATTCCATATCTATATAACGTATTTAATTCTCAAATTTAATCAAAAAAAAAGGTGTCTATTTCTAAACACCTAATTTAAACAAACAAACTGAATTTTTTACATAAAATTTTCTACATCGTTTGATATTTCTTCTAATATTTGTTGTTCACATTCTTGGTTTATATTGAATTTTACTGCTGTATCTAATTCTTGTATATTACCATTGTCATTTATATAACCCATTAATATGACCTTTTTTATATCTGTTTCGTTTGGTTCAGGAGGGTTAAAATAATCTCCTGCATTACCTTTTCTCCAATCATAATCTACCTCTAATATAAAATGTTCGTATTCTACTTTTATTGTATTAGATATATTATTCATAATTTTATAGTTAATATTATAGTTATTATAAAAGCTAAAGCATAAAAGCAAATTAACCATTTCCAATTGTTTGGGTCTTGTTGTAAGAATTTTCTAATCATTTTGTTTTTTTATAGTTATAAAATTATGGTAATTTCCACAATAATCTTTTTAATTTGTCTTTTCTCCAATGTAAAATATCCCATTCGTCTTGTAACTGTGGATGTTGTTTAAATACAAGTTGTAAAACCTTATTTGTCATAATCCACCCACCTTTTAAAACTTTTATATTAGTAATTCTATCATTAATAGTTCTAATAAGTTTTTGGATTTGCTCTTTTTGTTCCCATTTAGTTTTTTTTGTTTTCATTTTGTTTGTTTTAATTATTAATATAAATCAAATATACAAAATATATACTTAATAGGCAACTATACCTGATTGTTTTCTGACCATTCAATTTCCTCTCTTAATTCATCTGCTATTAACAAAGCATCGTTACGTTGTTCTCTATATTTGCTATTTACAACTTTACAATTTGCTAAATGTGTTTGTAGGTTGTTTACATAAAAGAATATGTCAATTAATAATGTTTGCATTAATATTAACTCCTTATCATCTATATTTTTGTTTACTTTTTTATTTAATAATTCAGTAAATAATATAGCGTTATTGTAAAAAGAAAGGTCTTTAGTATTCTGTATCTTGTCCATCTATTTTAATTCTTTGGTTTAAAAGTTCTATTATTGCAAATATAAAATTTTCTTTTTCCTCTTTTGTTTTTGCATTATCTTTTACTCTTACCCAAAAATGCCTAGTATCTTTAGGATGAAATAAATCTTTTAATAAATTACCAAATTTGTGCATTGGTCTGACTATTTTATTTGTTTTCATATTATATTTCTTTAATTGATTCTTTTATTAAATCTAAATACATTTTTTGCATTTTATTTTGTTCTTTGACAACCTGTGTTATTATAAAAGGTAAATCTTTATACAATTGTTCTACGTTAAAAACTAAACAATTATCTTCATTACCATAATAAATATATAATTCTCCATCATTACAATGTAAAGAGGTTGTCTCATATATATAAGTATGTTTTTTAGCTGTTGCTAATTCTTTTTTTAACTTATCTATTTCGTGTAATAAATTATCTTTTGATGTTCCCATATTATTCGTGTTGATACCTAAAGTTAACTATGTTTTTATAAGATTTTACACACCATTCTTTTTGATATGTTTTTAAATTGTCTGCTGTTAATAGCATTTTTAATGTTGCTTCAACATCAATTAATGCTGAGTTTTCTTCGAATGTTAGTTTCATATTGTTTGTTTTAATATTATATAACAAATATATATAAAATATATTAAATAGGCAACTATTAAAAGCTTCTTTGTTTTTTTTGTTTAGCAACGTATGTTCTTTTTTGAGTGTATTTTTCTCCTAAAAACATATAAAATAAACAATGAATAGAAAAATGTGAGAGTTTTTCATACCTAAGCATTTCTTTATGATTTTCATCCTCTACATATTTTAATGCAAATAATCTTTTATCTTTTAAAGTAGGTTGATTATTAAATTCCTTTTTGAGTTGTTTTTTGTCCATTATTTGTCTTTTTTAAGTCTATATATTTACATTTTCTACAATACCACATATAACCATTTTGTGCTGTTCCAATATACACATAATCGTTATCACAAATTTTACATTTTTTATTGTATTGCATATTTTCCAAAGTTTGGTCTTGATAATAAAGAATAAGTAGCATAACGACAAGGGTCAATTATATGATTATTTTTATCTTCTGGTACGTTAATTAATTTGCCTGACCTATCTTCTTTCCATTTATAATTTCTAAATTCCTGTATAGCGTTTGTAGAATCACTTGTAATATGTATTTTATACCTTTTTAACAAATCAATTCCTGCATTAATGGAATCTTTACCTTTTAAACTAGGAAATATACTATGTCCCATTCGCCTTAACTCATCTATTAATCTTGGCTCGGCACTATCAGCATAAATTGGATGTTTACTTAAATTTTGTTCCTTTAAAAATTTATGTATATCGTTAGTGGTCATCTGTGTTCTGTATAAATGTTCTTTAATATACAAATTATAGTCAAAAGTAAAAACTGATACAAATGTGGTTGGGTCGTTGGTGTAACCAAAGTCCATACCATATGCAATTAATTTAGCATCAGTAGGTATTTTATTAACCTCCGTATATTTAAAAATGGTATTTATGCTTGTTGCTCGTTCACCTAAACCATATATTTGCCAATATTGGTCGTCTGTTTCTTTTAACCTTTCTATTTCTTGTTTTATAACATCTTCTAAAAAAGGATTATCTAAATAAGTTGTTTTGTAAAAATCACAATCTTGTCTCGTAATTACATTATCATAAATCCAATGATATTCATCAGATGGGTTAAAATCAAGTATAATACGTTCCTGTGTCCTAAATATTAATTGTTGCCAATCTTCCCAATATAATTCGTTACCCTCATTGATAAATAATAAATCTCTTTTACGACCTCTAATTTTTTGTGATTGGTCAAGGGAGGTAAATTCAATTAAATTACCAAATAAATGATATTCACTATTAGATTTATTGTGAAATTCATCTCTATATATTTGGTGGTTTTTTAATATTTGTAAAAAATCCCTCATAACAGTTGCTCGTAAACTTGGAAAGGTTTTCCTACAAATTGTAATTATTTTACCTGTTTCATTGGTACAATAATAAAATATTATAAATAAAAGTATATTGTAAGTTTTTCCTGAACGAGTACCACCTTGCTCAACAACTATTTTTTTCTTACTATTTACTAAATGTTTGTAAACAATATTAGTCTGTATCTTCGCTTTTATCAATTATTTCAATTTGAAAGTTAGTCGGCATACCCTCTGCGCCTGTTATTTCTTGTCTTTCAATATAACCTCTTTTCTTACCTTTTGTAGCTAAATAAAATTTAATTAATTGTGTATTACCTTTTTCAATTTGTTTAAACATTTTACTTTCAACATAGTCAAGGGCAATATTACTGACATCATTTATTTCGTTTCTAAACTCCTCATCATTGTTATAATATTCATAAAAGGTTGACCGGTGTATTCCTACATTTTTACAAGCAGTAGTTATTACACCCATTGATTTTTCTAATGCCTTAATTAAATTTAGCTTAGTTTGTCGGATTTTGTCGGATTTACTCATAATGTACTTTTTGATATTTATCTAAATTTATGTTATAATCATAACCTAATTCATTTAATATTATCTTTATTTTTCGATTTGGAAAACTTTGTGAAGCATAACCTAATGAAAATATAAAATTTTTAAATACAGTTAAATTAACCTCATTATATTTAGATAAGTATTTTTTAATTTCAATTTTTGATTTTTGTTTTTTTATTTTATTAAAAATATCGTTTTTTTCAGGTTTACCTAATTTTTCAAAAAAACCACCAATTGTTTTGCTATGATTTTTTAATGTTAGTTTATTTTTTGTACTATAATTATATTGCCTTATATTGTTTTTAATTAAATTCCTAAGCATCTCTAATTGCTCCTCTATATTTTGGAATAGGTAGGGATATCCCTCGCCTACTAATTCAGGAAACGTACACCTATTAGGTAATACTGTTATTTGTTCATTCATAATACTTTCTGCTATACTTATACAATAGGTTTCGTGCCTACTATTAATTGTATTACAATGGCATTTAGATAATTCTTTTAAATAATCACTATGCTTGGTAAAAGATTTTACAATACAGTAAGGTTTTTTATTTATAGTATTTATGTTGTCTTTGTCTCCTGCTGTTAATATAACTTGAAAATCTAATCCCTCATCCCATAATTGGTCAAATTGATTAAATGTAATTTGCCAATTTTTATAGCCATCTAATCTATGGTTATATATAAAGGTAAATTTATCATATTTATTTGTGCTTTTTATTTTGTTGGTATAACCACCTAAACTTATAACACTTTTTTCTTTCAATAATTGTACCTTATCTTTATTTAAAATATCGTTTGCTTCTTCTAATAGCATATCAAAACAATATTGAGTATGGAAGAAATTTAAATCTGTTCCTAAACTACCTACTATTTGGTCATATAAAATATGAGTACAAGGCAAATAGTTTGTTAATTTTTCTAAACTCCTATGTATTACATAATGATGATAATTAAACACTTTAAACCTTTGGTTGTCTAATAGGGTATCTTGAAAATACCTAAAATGGTGTCCTTGCTCAACAACATTATTCCAAATTAAATCAAAGGCATATTTTTTAAATATCTCTCTAAATATATTTGAATTGAAATGTATTACCTGATGCTTTTTACTTTTTGGCATTGGTATTTTTAAAATTTTAACCAATGAATTTAAATCATCTTTTATATATTTTCTGTTTGAATCAATTAAAAGGAAAAAATTATACCTTTTTGTTTTTAATAATTCATTACATAATTGTTTTATAATAATATAATTTGAATCGGCATTTAAATTGTTTACCGATAACATTGGATATATTAATACATTTAATTTTGGATTTTGCATACAATATTAGGATATTTTTTAATAAAATTTTGAAAATCAATTTCCATTTTTTCATATTGGTAATATGGCATAGATAAATTTATTACAACTTCATTCTTTTCATTCACATTATCATCTTCAGATATTTCCCCCTCATCAAAGTTTTCTTCCAACTCTAATACATCTAATCCCCAATCGCTTAACAATTGAGTGTCCCATTGATTTGCCAACATATCCCAATCCCATTGACCAAAACCTACATTATCTTTTATAATAAATTGCTCAATTTGGTTGTCTGTTAAATTATTGGCTTTAATAATATAAACTTCTTTTAATCCAACCTCTTTACAGGCTTTGTATCTCATATTACCACCAAGGATACCCATTTCGCTATTTACCACTATTGGTCTTAGTTTTAACATTTCAGGAAACTCCTTAATGCTTTTAACTAATTTTTTAAATTTAAAATCCTTAATTATTCTTGGATTTACAGGATTTGGAAATATATTATTAATATTTACTTTTTCTATCATAATTATATAACGTTATTTATGGTTTAAATTATATGTATTTAAATATAATTCCATAGTTGGTTTAAATTCTTTAATTGATGCTATTGCTGGATGATTTGCTTTAATCATTTTTTCATACTCTTTTATTAAATATTGTATAGCTTTTTTATTTTTTTTAGCTTTTGAAAAACATAAAGATATAAATTCTCTAACACAATAAGTGACTATTTTACTTTTAGAATAAAATTGTACTAATGTGGATATTTCATTTAATAAATAATTAGAAAAACCTATATCTTCAATTTTTTCTTTTCCTCTTTTAAATTTTTCGTTATTTTGTGGACTACGAGGTTTAAAATAAAGATTAATTACATTTCCAATTGTAATATTATTTGAATTTTGTAAATATATTTCATAAACAGTTTTATAATCCTCATTATAA